GACATATTTTTGCGTGCCATTCTTACCATGTTCTACAGATTTTTTTAATTCTTTTACGTAACTCATCTGCTTTGCCTGTTTGTTCATGTCAGCTATGTAATCCAAAACTTTTCTAGTTATTCGTCCCGTTGCCATTGTATCTAATCTCTCTGTTTTGATCTTTAAGTTTTTCTATATCATTTAAAACTTTGTCCATCTGTTTTCTTAAAAATTCTATGTTGACTTTGTTTAGAGCCATGTCTTCAACATGTTTGTTAATCTTATCCGTGGTCTTATAGAGATCCTCGATCATCATGAATTGCTCAGAATCTGCGGGCAATGAACCTAATTGTCCACGCGGCCACTTGATTCTAAATTCTGTATTCTCGATTAATTCTTTTTCCATCAACTGTAATCTGGTGTCAGCAATATTTAGACGTTCTATTATCTGAAAGTATCCCATCGTGCCGAGTGCTACGATAATTATCAGACTGGCAACCGTTTTCATCGGCATCTGTACAGCTGCTGACTCCGATATTGATAATGGTTTATTGGACATGTGGTCCTCCACAGAAAGCCAGGAGGACCATCATTACGATTAACACACCTGTAAAATAATAATTCATCCTGGCTATCTCCATAATTATACTAGTCCGATCCAGCTTTTAATTTTTTTCCATATTTTTTTTAACATATTGTCCTCCTCTAAAAGTAAAGTCCAATCACAATCACAATACTTACATAAAGATATACCTCTGTGTTTGTGATTACACGTTAAACAAAATCCAGCGCTATTTTCCATTTTTATTCTCCTCAATCTCATAAAACATTTTATCTGAATCCTCTGTCACCCAATCGTCTCCTTCTACATCCCAGTATGTTGTTTGTACCTTATAGTCTGGCCAATCATTCTCTGTAGTGTAGCTATTGACATGCCAAATAATTCTATTGTTCGGCTGAGCTGCATAATTACCATTCTTCAAAGCAATTATGTGAGCACACTTATGCTCCTGCGGTATCTCAGAATGTTCCGTGTTTAATATATTAGTCTCTGGATGTGCCCAGTCAAGTGTAAAAAGATATTCACCATGATAGAATTTTTTATCTTTTCCAATAAATTTACCATTTATACCAGCCAACCAATCAAAAACATGAACACTAGGCCAATAACTAAAACAATTCCACAATTGGAGTTGATCCACTCGCATATCTGGCACTTGATGTCGTTCGAATTCTTTTTGAAAAAAAGCACTAATAGGTAATCTATAAAAGACCGCACCGTTCGGTAACATGCAATGAAACAATATCGCACGCCCTGATATAGAAGCAATGCCAAAGACAACACAGTCAACAGCTTCTCCTTTATGTTTTTTAAGATCATAGAGATACTCCCTTCTTATCTTACAATAAATCGGCGGTATGTTAGCATTTAAATAAGACATAGTACATTACTTTATTTCACCCCAGTTTGGTCCAGACTCATAATCTACTTTATTAGGTACTTCCAAGTCAACTGCGTTTTCCATCACATCTTTTATTTTTGCAGCTTCTAAATCATTAATTACTGATATGTCTAGCTCGTCATGTACCTGTATGTGTGGAGTGATTCCTTCTTTATGTAATTCTATCATTGCTTTCTTTGTCATGTCAGCAGCAGATCCTTGAATTAATCTATTCAAAGCTTTGTATGTAAATGCTCTTCTTGCAGGGTTTTTCCACCAATAATTTTTTTTACCAGTTTTATTTCCATCCTCATCTAATATGTCTGGACCCATCTGTTGTAGTTCTAACATTCTTTCGTGATCCTCTGCAGGTACAAACGTACCCCATTCTCTGCCTCTTAATACAGGTTCATACTTTGGAAATCTACAACGTCTGCCAAGTAAGGTTTTTATTTGACCTTTGTCTTGTGCAGCTGACATTACTTTGTTCATCAGTTGTTTTACAAATGGTGCTTTGTTGTGATACTTGTTAAATAATTCTTCTGACTTTTCTTTTGTAACACCTAATTCTGCTTGTAGTTTTGCTTTACCCATACCATAGAATAAACCTAGGTTAATTGTTTTAGCTTGTGATCTTGGTATCTCTGCCATTTCAGCAACTATTCTATGAAAGTCTGTTGATGGATCATTCTCGTATGAATCTGCAATTGGATTGACTGATGCTAATCTAAATTTCAAAGCATAGTGTGCAACAAGTCTTGGTTCCTGTTGCGAGTAGTCAAAGCAACCCCACTTCATACCTTCTTCAGGTATAAATAAAGATCTAATCAAAGGCCCTGTTGCCGGATCCCTGGCTGGTATCTGCTGTAGATTAGGATTCACATAACTAAATCTACCTGTAACTGTACCACCATCATCAGATCTAATCTGATTTATTTCAGAGTGTATTCTTTCACAGTGTTCATATTTTAAAATAGAATCTATAAAAGTTGTACGCACCTTGTTTATTTTTCTTGCCTGTGCTATCTTCTGCACCAAAGGATGTGGATGATTAACAAGAAAGTTTTTAGTAAATGATGGTTCGTCTGATTTTGCAGTTCTGGAATATGGTAATTTCAATTTGTCAAAAAGTGTGGCAATACTTCTTGCTGCCATTAGCTGAATATCTATGTTACTTTCTTTTTTTATTTGTAACAGTAACATCTCTTCTTGTAGTTGTAGGTCTTGTTTCACTCTATGAGCTTTTTCAACGTCCACTCTCACGCCAAGAAATCGCATATCGACCAGGCAAGGAAACAGATCTGTCTCTAGATCAAAGATCTCCTGCAGATGATCTTCAATAATAATTTTTTTACACTTCTGCCAAAGCTCTAAAGTTAACTCAGCATCTTTCTCAGCGTATGCTCCAACTTCCATTGCAGGTAGTCTCCACATATCTGCCTTTGGATCTAATCCTCTTTCCTTCGCTGCATCTATAAGTTTTTTTTCATTCTTACCTTTTGATAGATGATGCCATGATAAAGTATTTAGTGTGTATGAGAATCTATTCTCATCAATTAGCGATGATGCAATCATGGTATCCAGTATTAAACCATTGATTTTTATACCTAATTTACGTATCCAACATACGTCGTACATCGCATTGTGAAATATTTTTGTAGCAGGTGATTCACAAATATCTTTAAACCACTCTATGGTTTTCTTTCTATCCATGTTGGGTCCATTTTCATGTGCGATAGGAAAGTATCCTTTGTACCCTTCCACAGCTACAGCAAATCCAACTATCTCACCCATGCCAATCACAGAGCCTGAACCTTTTGATTTTAATTCTGGATCTCTTGTTTCCAAATCAATTGCAATCTCAGGATAAGATCTAAGATCAGGATATTCTGTTGGCATCAGCCATTCTGTATCTGGTAGTATCATATTTTAGGTTGATATATATGTTTAGATTCAATTAATTTTGCTAATCTATTTTTGTTAGAAAACGCATACATCGCTGCATTATAATCATGAGGATATATTTCCCAACATATGTCTTTGTGTCCTTCCAATGCTAAATAAATTTCTAAATTAAATTTATGTTTTGCTACAATTATTGTCTTTTCTATTCTACTTCTTTTTGGCATCTTTCAATTTCTTTTTTTCTAATTCACAATAGTGAATAATTTTATCTAAATCTTCTGTGCCATTTTTATTTAAATAACGACACACGTACTTTATAACGTTCCCTTGAAAGAATGAAAGGTCATTCTTAGAAATAAATTCATAAGGTTGAATTGTAAAAAGTTTGTAATGCGATCCTCCTATTTGTTTATCTTGTGGAAATGCATCTTTAAATATATCTTTACTTGTCATCTTAATCTGTACTCCTTTCTTTTTATTTTTGATTTAAGTTTATATAAATTATTACGTGCTCTTGTAATTCCTACGTACCAAACTCGCTCTTCTTCATCTCTTTTGTCAACACTTCTTTTTATAGATTTTTGTATTTTATCCCCTTGATGTAATGATAAAATTACGTTATCCTCTTCGCCACCTTTTATAGCGTGAATTGTAGACATAAATATTCTTGCATCTGCATCTAAATCTTCACCGTTTTCTAACATTATTCTTATGTATCTCTTTTCTTTTTCTGGAGCTGCAATAAAAACATCATACCAATTTTTAGTTCTGTTGAATAATTCATTACCCATAAAGTCACTACATTCTTTCTCTTCTTTTTCATCTAAAATTTTACCTTTTGTCCAATCAGTATACAATTTAGCTGCTTTGTATAATCTTACTTTGTAGCTCTTACCTTTATTACTTTGATAATATAAATTTTTCTTTCTAACTTCCTTCATTAGTTCTAATAATTGATTCTTGGTCCTTGTTAATATTAACCATTTACCTTCTGTCAAATCTATCTGACCTAGATTTGCAATGTATTTACATTCACCTTCATAATCTCTTGCTAGATAATCTTTTTGTTTCCTGATGCCTGATATACGTTCTATTGGTTTTTTAGATTCTTCCTGCACTATTCTTGATATTCGTTTAGATTTATTTAATATTTTTTCTTTTGCAGACTCTTTTATAAATCTACTAACATCTGCACCAGCCCAAGCAAAGATAGCTTGATCATCGTCTCCTGCAAGATAAACGTCCTTACTTTTTTCTTTTAATTTATCATACAGTTTCCATTGTAATGGTGATAAATCCTGTGCCTCATCAATAAATACCACATCAAATTCAGGGACTTTGTTTAGTACGTTGTTAATAATATCGTTAAAATCATTTAGCCTATAATTTTTTTTATATTTTAAAAAATTATCATAGATATGTTTTAAAGTTGACCATCTAATCTGTTTTCTGTCATGTTCATTACGATCAAATTC